ATTTCCAACGTCTTATAAGTATTTAATTGCTTTAGCTCCTGCAACATTGAAAGAATTGTTATTTAAGCAATGGGGAGCTAAACAAAACGTAGTATGGCACCCGGAAGGGAATACCTTAAAGCATATTATTGTAGTATTGAGAAGAGCTTATGAAAAGTACCCGGATAATCCTAATATAATAATGGCAGCTTTGTTTCATGATTTAGGAAAAATGGAAACTTATAGTATAAACGAAAAAACAGGACAGCCAACTGCGTATGGCCATGAACATAAATCAGCAGATTATGTTTTGCAGTATAAAGATTGGATCCTGTCTTTTAGGGGAACAGACATTGAAGTTATACATTTTATAGTAAAGAATCACATGTCAATAAAATACATTGAATCTATGAGACCATTCAAGCGAGAAGCTATTGAAAATCATAGGTCATTTAATGATTTAATATCCTTCTCTACAATCGATAAAGGAGGAATTATTTAACTTTAAAAACATAAATTATGAGCTCAATAACAGTAGAAGCAAATATCGACTTAGAGGATTACCTAGATGAAATTGTTTATGAATTTAGGAACAGTAATCGTTTCAGACGAGACTTATTAAAAGCAATGGAAGAAGAGAATATTAAAGTGGTTGACAAAAAGGATGAAAATGAGGATGATGACGAAAGATGTATATGGATTAATAAGATTTTAGTTAATTATTGGAAATTAACTCAAGAAGAAAATGATTTAATTAAAAAAATTGCAGATAGATTTTAAAATGACATAAAATAATTTGCTTTTATCATTTTTATTCGTATATTTGCGTATAATTATTTCACTTTTAAAAATATTAATCATGTCTAAAGAATCGTCTAGTTCCGGTATTAGTTTCTCCGGGTTATTAACTATCGTTTTTATTGCACTAAAACTTACTAATTACATAGATTGGTCTTGGTGGTGGGTTTTGTCTCCTATGTATATCCCAGTATCTGTTATATTAATAGCTGCGGGATTATTGTCAGTGATTAAGTATGTAAGAAATGTAAAAAATAAATAGTTATGAGTAATTTTGATTATGAGGGTTTAACACCTAAAAGAGTTTTTCCGGAGTCTATGAATGAAAGTCTTATTGGAAGAAAAATTTGGTATAAAGAAGATTGGAAAAATGTTCATATTCGTTATGATTATGGTACCATTACTTCATTTAATGAGAGATATGTTTTTATTGATTTTAGAGGTAATGGATTTGGGCAAGCATGTAAGTATAATAATGTATTGTTGGCCCCCACGGTTTTACCTCCTCATATTTGTAGACTTCCAGAGTATAACTAATTTAATCTTATATCATGTTGTATGTTAGTATTGATATTGAAACAAGTGGATTGAATCCTAAGAAAGATCAAATTCTGTCATTTGGAGCAATCATTGAAGATACAAATAAAATGTTATCATTTGAAGATTGTCCTAAGTTCTATGCTACTCTTGTTCATAGACATATTAAAGGATCTCCAAAAGCATTGTTGATGAATGTAGATTTAATTAAAGACATTTCAGATTATTTAGAAAATGGAGATTTTGATTTATATGATGAAGATAAAATATGGAATGGAATTTTTATTGATCCTTCTTTATTGACTTCAAGATTTCAATTATTTTTATATGATTATGGATTTAGACATGTTGATTCTAAATATAGGATAAATGTAGCTGGAAAGAATTTTAGTATGTTTGATATGTTATTTTTGAATAATGTTCCTGGGTGGAATGCTACTATTCATGTTAATAAAAGAGTGTTAGACCCCGCGATTTTATATTTTGATTTGGTGAGAGACTCTGAGTTACCTTCTTTAGATTTATGTAAGATGAGAGCTGAGATTGATGGGAATGTTAGTCATAATGCTTTATTGGATGCATGGGATGTTATTCAATTAATAAGACATAAATTTAAAATGAATCACAGCGGAAAATTAACATAAGATTAACAAAGTAAGTATTGTTTTTATGGAAGAACATACTTATATTTGTAGTATACTTGGTCAGGTGGCGGAATGGTAGACGCTCCTGGATGGTTGTTAGCTGCGCCAGTCCCTATTGTGTTCGTACTAAGTGGGAGTGAATGAACAGATAATATAGGAGAGACCATCATACAGGTTCGAATCCTGTCCTGACCGCAGCGCAGTTGTGTTATTCCTTTTAACTCTGCGGATACTAAATAAAAAGCTAAAAGGAGTAAGCAAGATGGCGGAACAGGACAGCACTGATAAAGCTTAATCCTGATGGCAGACGCTTCGGTGCAAATCCGATTAACCCATAGTGGGGTATTATATTAGAGTTCGATTCTCTAATTGGTGCAGCTGCATCAAGTTGGCACTATAATACGTATGAGTTCGAATCTCATTCTTGCTACAAAAAGCCCTCTGCCTATCGATAGGTATGGAACGAAGATAGAGATTACAATGTGAGTTAAAAGAACAAGGCCTTCGGGTTTACTCATAATAGGCGTGGATGCTCTCCGAATCGTAGGTCGGCATAGTTTGTGTGTTCTAGGGATATTACAAAAACACTCATTTTAGCAAGGTGGCGAAATTGGTAGACGCTTAAAGGTTTGGTGGAAGTTGCAACGTAAAATTAGAAATATTAACCTACTAAAATCCATCGTACAGGTTCGAATCCTGTCCTTGCTGCAAATTTAAAAAAACTATTTTATTATGGGAGATATGGCAGATGATTTAATGTTCATGGGTCTTGTTGAAGACCTTAAATTAGAACATTATGATTTATATTACAATGGTATTCATTATAAAGGACTGTTAAAAGAATATCTAAAAGGTACATTGTTTTGGGGTAAAAAAGATGGTAATGGGATATTAATACAAAATATGTCCGATAGTCATTTATTAAATTCAATAAATTGGATAGATAAAAATCATCCAAATCGTACTTGTATGATTGAGTTAAAAGATATTTTACTTATTGAAAAACAAAAAAGATTTTTAAATGAATAAGACACTTTTTTTATTAAGAGGACTTCCAGGTTCCGGTAAAACAACTTTGGCAAATCAATTAGGAGGATCTCTAGTTGAAGCCGATAGATATTTTATGGAATATGGTGACTACAAGTTCGATGCTTATAAATTGAAAGAAGCGCATGCTTGGTGCAGGAATCAAGTTAAACAATGGATGGAAACCAATGATAAGGGATTTGATGTTCCTAGGATTGTTGTTTCCAATACTTTTACTCAAGAATGGGAAATGAAACCTTACTTTGATATGGCAAAAGAACATGGTTATATGGTATTTTCATTAATTGTTGAAAATAGACATGAGGGTAAAAATGTTCATGATTGTCCAGACGAAACCATAGAAAAGATGAGAAAAAGATTTCAAATTTCATTATAAAAAACATATAAAAAATATGTCAAATGTTTATGAATATATTTGGTCAAAGGAATTTCCAAATGAAGAACTTAACTATGATGACTTTTATGATTGGTCGAGAGAGAACGCTAGTAGGGCTTTGGAACTATCTTTAGAGTATTGCGATTTAAATAATAGAGTCAATGAAGGAGCGATTGAAGGAGAAAATGGATTTATTAAAAAACTAAGAAATACTATGTCAGGAGGATTTTTTAATTATGACCAAGCTCGAATTAAACTTATGATTAGTTCCATTGAAGAATTAATTGAGAAAAATGGAAGGGCTAAAACAGAAGAAGAACTCGAGCAAAATATTCTTTCTCCTTGGTTCAATCATGAAGATTATTATAAAAAGTATCCAGAAGAAAAGTTTTGGTACAAGTATCCGGATGAAGTTATAGAAGAGTTTAAAGAAGCAGTAAAGTACTTAAGGATTGCTTATGTATATGCTCAAAGAATTGATTGGTTAGTATCAGGTGATGATAATGAAGAAGCATTTATGGAAAGACTAAATAAAGATTTAACCTTGAAAGTATATTTGAAATGAAAAGCATGTTACTTCTTATTTTATTAGCGTGTGGATTGACCTTTTTAGGAATGTATTGTGAATCCCAGAAAGATCCTTATGAAACGGGTATGCATTGGGATTATAGCATTAGCTGTGAAAATGGATTTGTATATAAGATATTAGATCAGCGAAGAGGTACGATTCAAATTTTTAATAGTGATGGTACTCCTCTAAAATGTGGAGAAAAAATATACTAAAAACTTGCATATCGGATATATATTTTCGATAGCCTGTACCCTTGAGAAACTCGTATTAGCCAAGCTGTGAATATAACGGCAGGTAAGATAAGCAGGCATGCTCTGATATAAAGGGGTAGTAGAATAAAGAGCAAGTTTTAACTTATAAATGAAAAAAGATGTTTGAAAAGATGTATGGTGGTTTTAAAGATGTAGAAGACCCTAATCGATTGTTTGAGATTAAGATGGAAATTAGGAAGTCAAGACATGAAATGTATGAAAAATGTTTTAATAATCTAGCAAGGCCTATCGTTAAGTTTTTTACCGATGATTGGTTTGTTTTAAAAAGATGATATGAAAAGTGTAATTATTGGAGATATTCATGGTAGGGCATCATGGAAAAACATTGTAAAAAAAGAAGATAATGCAGATAGATTTATATTTGTAGGGGATTATTTTGATACACATGAAAATATAAAAGTTATAATTCAATTAGATAATTTTAAACGTTTGATTGACTTTAAGAATGAGTCAAAAGCGGATGTTATTATGTTAATTGGTAATCATGACTTTCATTACATGCCTTTTGCTAATGAGACGTATTCAGGACATCAAAGAGGACATCATTATACTATTCAGATGTTATTGATGGAAAATATAAAAGAGTTATCTATGTGTTATAAGATGGATAATTTTTTATTTAGTCATGCTGGAATTAGTTATAAATGGTTGGAGTATTGGGGTAAGAAGATGAAGGTGAATATGAATAATGATATTGATGTTATTGTTAATGATTTATTTGTTGGTTCACCCCGCGCTTTTAAATTTGCCGGATGGGACCCTTATGGAGATAGCGAACAATCCTCTCCTATTTGGATTCGGCCTAGGTCATTACAGGTATCTAACTATGATACCTTCCGGAAAGAGTACATCCAGGTTGTAGGCCATACACAACAAAAGGAAATAGATATAGAGGGTCATACTACAGGAGGAAGGTACTACTATATAGATACTCTAGGGACAAGTCAGGAGTATTTAATTATAAATGATGGAAAAGTTAGCGTGGGGAAATTATCAGATGATTTTATTTCTCATCAATCTTCTTCAAAATTACTTTAGGTTTTTTAAAATAATTGTACTGTGTTTGTATCAGGTTTTAAAAAAAGAATATGAAAAAAGAAAATTTTAAAAACATTTTGAGATCTTATCATGATGTATTATTTCACATACATAATTTACATGATATGGGATTTGACTTATTAAATAATAAACGTTTTCCTATAAACGATTTAATTTCTAATATATTCAGCCAAAGTATTCTATCCCATTATAACGATGAGGGATTAGATTGGATTACATGGTATCTCTTTGAATTTGTTAAAAATAATGATATTAATTCAGATGATGAGTTGATGTATCCGGATAGAGAACCTGCTGCATGGGATTCAGATGGTTCTGCTATATGTTTTAATATTGATGTATTATATGATTACGTTAATGAGAATTGTAAAAATGAAAAACAAGAATGATGATAGTAAAATCAAGAGTTGTACATTGTAAGAAAGAAAGTTATAATGTATATATCGGAAGACCTAGTAAATGGGGAAATCCTTTCACGCATAAGCAAGATGGAAAAACACTTGCTAAGTATATAGTAAATGACAGAGATGCTGCTGTTGATGCTTATAGAGAATGGATTACAAATGGAGAAGGAAAACATTTATTAGATGATTTAGATGAATTAAAAGATGGAAAGATTCTTGGATGTTGGTGTAAGCCACAAGCATGTCATGGAGATGTTTTATTAGAATTGCTAGATAAATTAACTCCACAAAATAAATGACATGAATTTAGAATCTATACTTGAAAAATATCCGGATGAAACATTTTTAAAAGCAGATGGATTTGATGATGCTATACTTGGAGTGGATGAATCTTCCATGCGTCTTATTTATTCTATATCTAAATGTATTGATATTTTGATGGAAGACATGTCAGATGAAGATGCTTTAGAACATTTTTATTATAATGTCAGTGGTGCTTATGTTGGAGAGCAAACTCCTATCTGGTGCGATGATATTGATTAACTTAAATTTATTATTATGTATATTTTAATTATTTTATTCATTGTTGTAATTGGTTATATCCCCGCGATAATTCTCTATTACTATATTAAATCATATATATCTTACAAAATAGGATTGTATAGGTTAGAGAAGAAGTTTGGTTCAATGTCGACCAATCATAAAAGATACAAATTTCCTCCTGTTGCTTTCAAGGATATTCTAAGATGCTTTTCAAATAAACGTAATGATAAGTATCATTACCTCGGCATTTCCCGGAATATATTTGAAGAAGGTACAGATTTACATGAATACCTAGAGGAATTTATTATGTTTGTTGCAAAGAAAGCTAAACCTTGGTGGTGTCCTGCATTTGTGCTAAATCTCCTTCATTTATTTGCTAATGATAACTCTATTGTTAGGTGTAGGGATCAACATTTAGCATCTGCCTTTAAATATATAACAAAAGGATTATTAATAACTGATATAAAAATAAAGTATGGTACAATAAGAGTATATGGTTATTTTTCTCAGGAAGTAGATGACGAATTAACAAAATTAGAAAACTTAATTGATCCTCACTTAGAAGCTTACTGATATGGTTACAAAAGAAAAAAAAGAATATCTTAAAACTAGATTTGCTAATTTACCGGAAGACAAAAAGGAAGAGCATAGAAAAAAAAGATTAGCTGATTACCATTCAATGTCTGAGTATGCTAAACAAAAAGAAAAGAAAAGAAGGCAGCAATATTATATAAAAAATAAAGAAAAATTAATTGAGAAACAAAAAGAATATTATGCTCAAAATAGAGATATCTACGTGGAGTATGCTAGAAACAAAAGAAAAAGAGATAAGGAAATAAAAAAATCTTTAATTAGTTTGGAAATTACAAAATAACAAGTTATCTTTGTGTCATAAAATCACAGCTTATGGAAAATAAAAATAGTGTTTGTTTTGTATCCGTAATTAATAGTATTAAATCTATTCCGGATGCTGATAATATAGAACTAGCTGTTATAAACGGATGGAGCTGTATTATAAAAAAGGGTTCTCATTCAATTGGAGATTTAGTTATTTGCGTTACCACAGATGCTGTTGTGCCCTTAGAAATTTCGGATAAATTGGGTGTAACTAATTATCTTAGGAACAAAGAAAGAGTAAGGACGATAAAATTAAGAGGTGTTTATAGTGAATGCTTAATAATGCCTATTGACTTAATTCCAGAAAGTAAAAGAAAAGATGGAGAAGATGTAATGGATGTTCTTAAAATATATAAATATGAGCCTCCAGTTAAAATGATTAGATTGTCAAATGGTAAGAAAAGAAAATACCATGAAAATCCAAATTTTCCTATTTATTACAAATTCCCTAATTTTAAAAATGTTCCTAATATTTTTGATGAAAATGATTATGTAGAAATAACTAGAAAAATACATGGGACAAATGCAAGATATGGAATTGTCAAAAAGAATAAGTTATCTTTATGGAACAAAATTAAAAAGTTTTTCGGTTTTGAATTAGGTTGGGATGAATATGAATTTGTAGTAGGTTCTCATAACGTAGAAAAAGGATCTGATAGCCAAGGTTTCTATGATAGTAATGTTTGGTATGATATTGATACAAAATACGATATCAAAAATAAACTATGGAACCTTGTTAAAAACAATTTCTGGTTGGGTTGCGAAGGTATACAATCTGGTTTTATAATCTATGGCGAAATATACGGAAAAGGAATACAGAAAAACTATGAGTATGGACTAGATGATATACAGTTATGTATTTTCGATATTGAATTGGACAAAAAATATTTCAATTTGACCGCCACTAAATTTGTAATTGAAGAATATTTAAAACTACCTTACGTTGAAATCCTGTATAAAGGACTTTACTCAGAAGAAATAAAAAATTCATTCGTATTCAATAATTTTATAAACAATACTAAAGTTCCTCACGAAGGTATTGTTATAAAAGCTGTTGATGGAAATAGATCAAAAGTAGCTAAAGTAATAAACCCGGATTACTTAATATATGGCGAAAAAAATAATGTCGGGGATTCACATTAATCAATAACAGTTATATCACAAATTATGCGTAAAATTTTTGTTAATTTATTAACTTTGTTTTTTTTCTTATTAACAGCTTGCATTGCAGCTCTTATGATTATGGTATGTTGGAATTTTTCAATTTCTAAATATTTTGAATTGAAAGATATAACTTTCCTGCAATCTTTAGCATTCTATACGATGTTAAGAATTATCTTAGATAATCCTTTGAGAATAGAGGCAACCGAAGTTTCAAGTGATAATAAATAAACTAAAGAAGTATGAAGCCTTTTATCCGGAGGCTTCATATTTATTTAAAAGATATTATGGATTCTAAGAAAATAGACTCGGTTAAATTTGGAAATCAACCAGAAGAATATGTAAAAAAAATTGAGAAAGATAAATACGGAGCTCTTAAAAAAGCAAAAGATTCCGGTATGATAGATGAATTTATAAAAAAGTTCCCTCCACCAAAGAATTCTTCTGATACTACAAAGAAAGAACTTGAATATCTTAAAAAGATTTCTGATAATATTACAGATAAAGAAAAAAGTATGTGTTTTTATATGGAGCATCATCATTTAGACTTCTTTGTGAAAACAGCGGAAAAATTAGGTATTAAAGGTATTGATAGAAAAAAAGTTAATTCCTGGTCGGATGAGGTTTATCCTATAGTGTATTTCCTTAAAGATTACTTTAATAGACCTAGACCAAACGAATTAGCCGGAGAATACGGCATTAAACTACATCCTGTAACTAGAACCGATGCAAATTCAGCTGCTTACCCTTCTGGACATACCATGGACTTTCTAGTTATGATTTACCAGTTAATGAAACTAAAGCCATCCTCAAAAAAATACTTCTTAGATTTGTACAATAAAATAAAAGATGTTAGAGAGTTGTCCGGAGTTCATTATCCTTCGGATGGAGATGGAAGTGAGGAATTGTTTAAATTAATGCTAAAGTATAAAATAATATAGTTATATTTTCTCAATAAACCAATTAAGTTTATTGTGCAAAAATTAGTTTACTAAAAAGTTTCAAAAAATGAAAGCAGAATTAATTGATTTTATGGGAAGCGATCTTAAGATTGCTAATGTTGCTAGAGTTTCTTATGACAAAGATGCTTCAAATTATCTAGATAGCCAAAATGAAAATCTATTAGAGTTTTTATGGGAAGAAGGGCACGTATCTCCCTTTAGACATGCGCAATTACAATTTAGGATATCATGTCCAATATATGTAGAAAGGCAGCTTAGAAAGCATGAAATTGGCGTTGAAGTGAATTTACCAATGGAGAACATGTCTGTAAATTCTATATCAGGAAGATATGTAGATTTTTCTGATTTCTATTATGCTATTCAAACATTCAGATTACAATCAAAAGATTCAAAGCAAGGTAGTGGTGAAGATTTAGATGAAACAAGTAACACAACAGCTTATATTATTCAAGATGATATAATAGATAATGCTAAAATAGCTTATCAAGAGTTAATTGAATTAGGAGTAAGTAAAGAACAGGCTAGATCCGTACTTCCACTATCTTTGGAGACCACTTTTATTTGGACTATGAGTTTTTTAGCTTTTATACACTTAGTTAAATTGAGAATTAAGAAAGATGTTCAAAAAGAAACTAGAGATTTAGTTGCAGATATGTTAGAACAAGTAAAAAATATTCCAGGCAATCCATTTAAAAAATGTTTAGAGATTTTAGAAAGGAAAAAAGAAGCGTTTATTGTAACAAATAATAACGGAGATATCATATCTGTATTTACTAGTCTAAGAAAATTAAAAAAATATTTTTCTTCTACAGGTTGGATTTTTGATAAAACTTCCTTATCTTTGCAAAATAATTTGAAAACATTGTTTATTACTAAAATGGAATTAGACGGAAGTTATGAAAAGAGCTAAAGGTATTTTTTATATTGAGGGAGTTATAGGAAGCGAGGAATATGCTTCTTTATTTAGAAAAAATTTGTACGGAAAAGAGAATTATGATAAAACTATAATTTTTGATGAAATCATGCATAAAATAGATGGAGAGATAAGAATAGAGTCTTTGGTCTATCCAGGAAAAGATGCTAAGATAATTCAGCAAAATGAGTTTGACAAGAAAGGAATCTCAAAAATTGGACTTGTTTCAGATAAAATAGACAATGTTTATTTTCTTTATCCTCCTACCGGTTGGTACGATAGCGAAATACATTTAAACGAAGAAGGAGAAATTGAGCAAGTTATTTTTGATTTTAAGTATTTAGATTCAGAAGATCCGGATGATATAGATGACCTGTTATTCTTTGATTCAAAGTATCTTCGTCTATTTATGGATACTTCACTAAAAGTAAAAGACTGTTATAAATTCACAAACTTAAATTTATTATGTTACAATCACTAGATTTAAAAAAGGATTTACCTAAATTTCTTATTGTTTCTACTTCTTACTCATCAGAAGAAACCTTTATTTTTGAATCAGAAGATGCGGAAGGCCGTCCTAAAATAACAGAATGGGGAGGAATTGAAGAATTAACCGGATTGGCAAAAAGATGGGGACATCAAAATTGGGAATCAAAAGAAGATGCGGTTAATTTATATGCTTCAGGTTCTTATATATGTATTAAAAAAGAAGTGTCAGATTTTGATAATGCTTATTTATATATGTTAAAAAATAATTAGAATGAAAAAAGTATTTGTTTTTATGTTTTTGTTGTTGTCTGTGAAGGGTTTTTCTCAATATTACAGTTTCAATAACCCTGTTAGAAAATCGATTGATAGTATTATTTGTATTACCATAGAGTACAAAAAGAGAGCTCCAGCCCCTTGCAGTATAGAAATGGATACATACGAAGTTCCTATTTACATGATTAGAGTTGGATTATATGACAGATCTATAAAGTCAAGTCCAGAAATAATTAAAATTAAATTAGGAATTCAGAACTACTACTATTACGCTCGAATGTATAACTCTTACGGTAAAGCTGCTATTGATTTAGAAAAATTAAAGAGAGTCGGTTTCTGTGATGCTTTTATAACATCTCCTCCGATTGATATTAGCGGATTTTCATTTTTTCCAGAGCAAGCAGGTTATGCTAGCAAATTTAAATTTAAATAACGAAAGGGCCTGCTTTTAGCGGGCCTTTTACATTTATTATTTATGGAAACACCTTTAGAACATATTTTATATTGGGCGGAAAAAAAGAAAGACCAATATACTACATTATCGGAAGTGTCTAATGATCCTTCTTTTTACTTAGGTAGATTAGATGTGCTATTAGAATTAGTAGCTTTGATTTATAAAAAAATACCAGAAGAAAAAGAAATGATTGAGAATGCTTATGAAAATGGCAAAACGGGAAACGGTAAAGGTATCCACTACTACGAATCCCTATTTAATCAAGATTCTTAAGCAAATAAGTTGTTTGATATATTAGACTTGCAATTTCATCACATGTATTCATTAAGTATGTGTCCTTTGGAAGACTTTTAGTTTTACTTTCAATATACTTGCCTAATAAATCAAAGTACTTTATTATATCCTCATCTGTTTTTATGTTATCGATATTGCCAGGAACTTTTATATCTTTAATTATTCCGTACTTACCTTGATATGATTCTGCTAATGTATCAACTAAATCAAGAATGCTATCGTAATAAGATTGAAGAGCTTTATGCTTGGCGAAAGAAGATGTTTGCAAATGATAAATTCTAGTTTGAGTGCTCGAATGTAATAAAAATCCAATATATTCGTTTATCATAGCTTTTTTATATAAATAGTTTACTAGATTATAAAAATTAACTTCTAAGATAAAAATCTAATAATCTAACTAATACTTCCTCATGATCTACGCAACCTTCTTTATCCATAATATCATTCATTGAATCCATCGTAGTATCATAATCATCAGCATCAAAATTTATTTTTAATGTCTTTAATTTATGTACAACTAGAGCATCCGGATCCTTCTCTTTAAACATTGAATCTATAAACTTTCTATTAAATCCTAGTAAGTCGATGTCCATTTCGCTCTTAAGTATAATATCAAACTCCTCTTTTAACATATCATAATCCCATTCTCCAGAAAGAGCTATTTTATTGTCTGCTATAATGAACGCTCTTTTTTTATCGTCGGTAAGATGGCTAAGTCGTATTGTTGGAACTTCTTCAAGATTTAAATGTTTAGCAGCCATAAATCTCCCATGTCCAGCAATTATCTCATTATCTTCATCTATAATAATCGGATTAACAAAACCAAACTCTGCTATGCTATTCGCAATCTTCTCTATTTGAGCTTCATTATGTATTCTTGAGTTATAATTTGATTCTTTTATATCTCCTATGTCAACAATCTCTATATTTAGCTTACTCATGATGTCTTTCATTGTAATGTTCAATCAATAATCTTAAAACCTCTGCATTTGCTTTTATTTGATTCTCATTCATCACTGTTTTAAATTTACTCATCATGCTAGTGTAATCTTCTATGTTATATGAGAAAACAATGCTTTTTTTATTTTTTGATGCAGGAGAAGATTCAGACTTAGATGCGGATAAGATGTCATCATCATTTTGGAAAGATTCATTCAGCATTTCAAAATCTTCATAGTCAAATCCCATGGCCATTGCATCGATATCTACGGAATTTAGATACTCTAGTTCATCACTTAATTTTGTATAATCCCATTCTCCTAATTCTGTTAATTTATTGTCTGCTATCGAATAGGCTCTTATTTGATCATCTGTTAAGTTTTCAATGCGAATAGATGGAATGGAATCTATATGTAATGCTTTTGCTGCTGTGAATCGAGCATGTCCAGCAATAATCATGTTTTTTTTATCAATTAGAATAGGAACGTTAAATCCAAATTCCGTGATGCTCTTCACTAATTTTTTTATCTGCTCCTCCGGATGTATCTTAGTATTTCTCGGATTCTCTGATAATCTATTTACATCTATATATTCAATCTTATTCTGCATCCTTTATTGTTTGAGCCCTGCGCTGTCTATATAACTCCTTATCTTTTCTTTCTTCGTATATTTTTAAGGCTCTAATGTTTCCACTTTTTGCCTCTTCAAATAACTTCATGTCTATAACGTAATCGGCTTTATCTACTCCTTTTTTGTATGCTCTATATACTTCACTGCTTTTATTGTAGAATTCTTCACTAAATGTCTTGATGTCAGATGTAGGAATATCTAATACATTTATTATTTTTTCGAGTGAATATCCTAATGTTCCTACTCCTACTATTCTTCTTAAAAAATCTTCATCATTATAATTCATGTTGTTTATATATTTTAGGATTCATTTCTTAATTCTTTTCTTTTGACTCTTTCTTTATATGCTTTTTTCATTTTCATTGATTCTTTTTTGGATTCTTCCCAGTCAGCTCCTAATATCTGGTGCATCCATTTCCAATAATCCCCGCCCTTTTTTTTAATTAACCATTTCTCGTACTCCTGTCTTCTTAATACATCTTCTTTTCTGCATTCTTTTATAAATACATCATAAATGAATGCTTCATCTTTTCTCATCTTCTCATGTCTTCCGAATGGAAAATAATAATACATGGCATCAATTAGAAAATATATTCTATCTGCGGAAGAAATGTCATTAAATGTTTTGGAATCTACAACAAATGCAAACAATCCTTTAATTGCATCTAAATGTAGTTTATCCCTGCGACGAATTAATCTATCACTATAATCAGCACCTTCTTCCGCTATAATCTGTAAATACTTATGGAAATTATCTAAATCCTTTCGTAAATATCTCCTCAAATAATCAGTAATGATAATACCACTCATGTAAAACTATTTTTTAAAACCTCTGAAAAAATTTAATGTAGCATCTTTTAATTTATGTAATATAGATTTACCCGGATTCTCATTAATCATCCTAGGCTGAGTTTGGATAACTTTACTAGGATCTATTTTGACCTTTTTAGAATCTTGTTTTGCTTTTTTTATCGCATCTACTATCTGTGACACATTTTCGCTAATAACAATTTTTTCACCTTCCGAAGTAGTCATTTTTAATTTATACGCATCTCCTGGAGGTATTGTAGTTCTGAAGCCGGAGGCATCAGGTACTTCTTTAGATTTTGTCGATGGCTTTCTTTGCTTTCTTACTTCCGGACTCACTATTTGCGAATCTACGTCCGTTTTTTTAGGTCTTCCCATAATCTTTGCTTTTATTATAAATAGTGTTATTTTGCTATAAACTTACTTTTTTATTTTATTACACATTAATAACGATTATTTGTTAATGGCTTTAGATTGTAGTATAATTCTAAATCTTTCTCTGCCAAACATTTTATCAGTCTCTTAGATCCTTCGCTATGACTTAATTTATGAGAATCGGATGTATTTAATCTTTTTAATTCTGTAAATGGAATATTCAATTTATTACATACATCTGCAAAATCTTCATCTAAAAATTCTGTTCTCCCAATAAAATTAATAGGTTTGTCAATCCATGATATTTGAGTAACATGATTATCCATTATATTCTCATTTATATTAGGATAGAACCAAAAATCATTTAGAATCTGAATTATCATAATGTGTTTTTCATGTAATGTGTCATTAACAGGGTCTGGTAAAACATTATCTTCTGTTAGTATGAGCCCCAAGCTTTTTTTGGCTAATTCACTATCTTTATCCCATGAGTAATTTAGCAAATCTGAATAGTATGATTTGTACCACTGGTAGGGCTCTCTGATAAAAGTGAATTTGTAATATGAGTTCCATATCGTATGACCATATTCTTCTAATAATTGGGAGCATGTATCGTGTCCATACGGAGGTTTATCACCTGAAGATATGCAATCCGGATCAACTTCTTTTAAATAAGTCTCTACGCTAGTTGAACCTGTCTTAGGTATTCTTATAAAAATACATTTATACTTATGAGATATAATCATGATATACAATGTTATAAACAATTATTTAACGTAAAAATCAAAAAATGGTTGCGTAAGTGGATTGTTTTTATTATATTTGCGCTTATTACTTATTTAAAACATGAACACACTATGGAAACTATTTTTAGAATGAGATTTAGAGCAGAGAAAAGTTTTGCCGAATTGAAGAAAGGAGAAATCATTGAAGTATTTGAAAACATCTTTGATACAGAGAACAGTGATTTAGGGTATGCTTATGCAGGAGTACCTAGAGGATTTTCACTTATATCCTGTGATGCGTGTACGGGCTTTAGAGACTCGCTAGGGAATAGAATCTACGAAAATGATAATATACTAAGCAGATTTATTGGAGACAATTACATGCTGTATATGAGGCTAGAAAGGGTAAGATGGAATCCGGTAACTTTACAATTTTTCTGCGGGGACTACCCATTACATAGATATCAAGAACTCAAAAAATTAAACATCATTAGTACAATAACAAAAGATAAATTTAATAAGATACAAAAAATTCTAGGAAATGATTTCTCAAATGAAGATTTAACTTATTTATTATCCCCTTTTGAAATAGTTGGGAATATCTATGACTTATCAAAAGAAATAGACGGTAAAGAGGATAAATTCTTTATTGTACCTTCCAAAAAAATAAGAAACCCTAAAGAGACAGAAACCTATGACCCGGTTGTTTAAATACTTCTCATCATATCCACTATCTCATCCTGCGGGAAAATATCCCATTTGCCGGACATGATAACATTCGTATGGGAGAATACACCTTTAACCAGACCTTTCTTTACGTCGTCTTTATAATCTAAAGCTACGAATGGGTCCTGTGTATTAAAATAAGTGTATAACCCTCCTTTCAAATCAATAGAGTGAT